AGTGAAGACTGATGAACAATTCCTACAAGATAGATTAGAATTATTCGAGACAGAAGGTTGGCTAGACCTAGTTGAAGAATTAAAAAGTATTGAATCCAATGTACGAGACGTTGATACAATGGACAATGAAAAAGACCTTTGGCACGCTAAGGGTCAGTTGCACCTACTAGGTTATGTAATTAGCTTAGAAAGTGCAACTAAACTAGCGATGGAACAAGCGGAAACGCCTCCATCTTAATAAAACTTCATAATCCTGCAAAGGACGGAGACCAAAATGAGTATAGTAGTAGACGAAGCACCGACAGAGGTGGCAGAACAGGTAACAGAAACGACAGAGGCAAGTATTGATAACTCACAAAGTGAAGTTATTGAGGAAGCTTCGGAAGTACAGGCAACTGAACAGACCGAATCTTCATATGAACCTCCTGAGAAGTATGCTGGGAAGACACTTGAGGATGTGATTGAGATGCACCTAAATGCTGAGAAGGTATTAGGTAAACAAGGTCAAACAGTTGGAGAACAGAAACAATTAATTCAACAACTGTTAGATGCTCAAACACAAGCTGCACCTGCTGCTGAACCAGAAGAAGAAGCTGTCAGTTTCGAGGACACTTTCTACGATGACCCTGCTAAGGCAGTAAATTCAGCGATAGAAAACCACCCCGAGATTGTCAAAGCTAGGGAAGTAAACTTTAAGTCAGCTCAACAGGCTAACTTAACGCAACTTGAAACAACACATCCTGATTTTATGGATGTTGTTGGTGATAGTGATTTCCAGAAGTGGGTAGGAGAGAGTGGTATTCGTACCGAGCTATTCCGCAGAGCTGATGCTGACTATGACTTTAATGCTGCAAATGAATTACTAGGGACTTGGAAACAAATCTCAATGATTGGTAAGACACAAGAAGTAAAGAAGGCAGAGAAAGTTAAAAGAGACAAGGCAATGCGACAAACTAGTTCAGAGACTCGCTCCTCAGGTGATTCTGTTGGTGGTAAAAAGATGTATCGCAGGTCTGATTTAATTCAGCTGCAAATAAGTGACCCAACGAGGTATGCTGATTTATCAGATGAGATAGGTTTAGCATACGCAGAGGGTCGTGTTAAATAAAACTCAATAAGGAGAAATAACAATGGCATTAGGTACAAATAATACAACCGCTGCTGTCGCTGGTAATTTCATCCCTGAACTTTGGTCGGATGAAGTTATTGGTGCATATAAATCTAACTTAGTTTTAGCAAACTTAGTTACTAAACTTTCACATAAAGGTAAGAAGGGTGATACTATTCACATTCCTAAGCCTGCTCGTGGTTCAGCTTCTGTTAAAGCAGCTAACGCACAAGTTACATTGAGTGCTGCTACAAATACTGTAGTAGACATTTCAATTAACAAGCACTACGAATACTCGAAGTTAATCGAGGACATCGCAGAAGTACAAGCTTTAGCTTCAATGCGTAAGTTCTACACTGACGACGCTGGTTACGCTCTAGCTACACAAGTAGAGACTGACTTATTCGGTACTATGACAGGCGGTACGTTTGTTAAGGCTGACACTGGTGGAGCTTGGACTTCTGGTGCTGGTGGTGCAATCACTGACGCTGGTATCCGTGCAATGGTTCTAGCATTAGATAACGCTGATGTTCCTATGGATGGTCGTTCAATCGTACTACCTCCAGTTGCAGCTAACTCTATGTTAGGTATCGACAGATTCACTGAGCAACAGTTCATTGGTTCTGGTGATGCAATTAAGACTGGTAAGATTGGTGCAATCTACGGTATCGATGTATTCGTTACTAACTCTGCTCCTACTACTGGTACTAACCGTGAAGGCGTAATGTTCCACAAAGATGCTGCTGTACTAGCCGAGCAAGTTGGCGTTCGTACACAGACTCAGTACAAACAAGAATACTTAGGTGACTTGTTTACTGCTGATACTATCTATGGTGTTGGTGAGTTACGTACCGAAGCTTCAGTAGCTTTTAAAGTTACTGCATAGTAGTTAGTTAAGCGTAGCACCTGTTAAGATAAGGGTGCTATTCTGAATTAATTATTAGGTTGGTTATGCCGTTATTTGATTACACTTGTAACAACAACCATATTACGTCATCAGTAGTTAAGTATGATGACAGGGAAGAACCACAAGTTTGTTCAGACTGTGGAGAACCTTCCTACTTTGAACAAACATTCTGTACTAATTTCCAATATGGTAAAGACTATAGCTCATTTGGAGCAGATAGACATAAGTGGAACTTAAGAGAGAACAAAAGACTAAAGACAAAAGGTAAATCCTATGCATGATATATTTGAAGATACAAGCTGTAACTTAGAGCTAGACAGATTTAAAGTCAAGCTTAGAGAGATATGGTCTCGTATCTTAGAAGAAACTTACGAAGAAGGAGGTGACGCGTCTAAGGAAGAATATCTACAGAATAACGCTCTGAGATTTAATGATGAACCTCAAGAGGAAACGGAAGTAGATAATCTAATGGCAATGTTGGAAGACTTACTCAATCCTAAGGAGGAATTGGACGATGTTAAAAGTGAAGGTAAAGCTCCTACGTACACTGGGAAGCAACTTAAAGCAAACAATGAGAAAGGTACGGTTGAAACTACTACCTACAAAGTAAAACATTCAGCAACCAAGACACCTGGAGATGCAACTACTACAGTTAAATCAGGTTCTTATGACACACCTACTAATGGTAAGATAGCCACAAGAAAAGATGCTAGAGTAATTAGAAGCTTTGCTCCTGTTGCAGAGACAATGATAGATGAACTTAGAGCTTTAGCTGATAGACAACGAATTGGTATTAAGAAGTTTAGAGAAAGAATCTAATGGGTAAAAGAGGCGTACAGCACTGGAAGAAAAGAAAAGCAATTGCTGCTTATCTATTTAGACGTAGATGGTGGGATATTAAGCTTGATTTTTCAGACTCCATTGCTTTTAGTGAACTTGTAAGCATACAATCACCTGCTTCAATTATTACTGCTTATGCCGATTCCTTCGGTTTTACAGAAGATTTGAGTTTTACGCCTATTCTTGGAAAATCAGAGATAGTAGATATACTAGATACTGTTACTCTATCCTTAGAGAAAGAAGCTACAGTAGAGTCGTTTGGTATTAGTGACACATTAACTACTAGCTTTAACAGAGTAGTATCTGATGCAACAGCAGACGGTGTTACATTCTCTGAACAACTAGATATATTATTTAATCTGGCGAGTTTACAAGACTCTGTTGGATTCACAGAAACTTATTCAACTACATTAACTAAAGTTATAACTGACGGTTTTGCTTTAGATGATATTAGTTTTGTAGACAAAGATTACACATTCAACAAATCGAATGTTTTTTCTTTTACAGAGCAGGTGTCCATTTCAGGTACATTTGCTAATCGTAAATTAGGCGGTGAGCCGTTTAATGCACTAACCTTTAATTAACTTGGAGAACTTAAATGATTAAAGAAAACTTAAAAATGACTGGCTCGCTTGAGATTGCTATCAATGGTGATACAGTATGTAAAACAAATAACTTAGTTGTAGATGTTGGTAAAGAACACGTAACTAAAAGATTGGAAGGTACTACTGAAGGTGTAATGTCTCACATGGCTATTGGTTCAGATTCTACTACTGCTGCTGCTGGTAATACTGGTTTAGGAGCTGCCACAGGTACTGCTGAATTAGGAAGAGTTGCTTATGACTCTGGCTTCCCTGATATTTCAGGAACTAATACTATTAAGTATGAAGCTACTTTCCCTGCTGGAACAGGAACAGGTGCTGTAGTAGAAGCTGGTTTGTTTAACGCTTCTACTACAGGGCAGATGTTAGCTAGGACTGTATTTAGTACAGTAAATAAAGGCTCAACTGACGTGATGACTGTTACTTGGACTATTACTGTATCTTAATATAAATATATAGGAGAGCCTTATGGGTGTTAAATTTACTAACAATGCCTCAACGACATTAACTAGTGCTGTATCTATAAATGATACATCTATCAGTGTTAATAGTTCGGCAGGGTTTCCAGATATTTCAAGTACAGGGTATTTCTATGCTACTGTTGATTCAGAAGTTCTAAAAGTAACCGCTGTAAGTGGAACTACATGGACTATTGATGCAGCTACAGTTACTCATAATAACAATAGTACCATTGAGTTAAGAGTAACGGCTGAAGTATTAGAAGATGTAAGGACTGAGACTACTTATACAGCAGGTACTAATGTAGCTATCAGTGGTAGTAATGTAATATCATCTACTGATACTACTTACACGGCTTCAGGTTTAGTCGCAATAGATGGTTCTAACAACATAACCACTACTGCTAATAACTATACCCACCCTAGTGTAGGACATTTACCTTCATCGGTGAGTCAAACAGAAGCTGGTTATTTAGATGGAGTAACATCAAGTATTCAAACACAAATGGATACCAAAGCATCAACAGGTAAAGCCATTGCTATGGCTATGGTATTCGGATAAGGAGAATAAAATATGGCAAACCCCAACATTGTAAACGTAGCGACCATTAGTGGTAAGACACTAGGTGCAGCTTTAACTACATCTACAGCAGACTTAGTAACAAACACTGCTGCAAGTGGAAAGATATTCAAGATTAATTCAGTTTACATTTCAAATATAGATGGCACTACTACTGCTGCTGCAACATTAACATTTTACGATGCTAGTGCGACAACAACATACCATGTAGTTAAAACAGTTTCTGTTCCAGCTGACTCAACCTTAGTTGCTATCAGTAAGAACGAAGCGATTTATCTGGAAGAAGGTGACAAAATATCAGGATTTGCAGATGCAATTGGTGATTTAGAAGTTGTTATTTCATACGAAGAGATTAGCTAATGAATAGAAAAAGTGGTGGTTTAATAGGTAAGAAGGTTACACCTTCGGGTGAGGGCGCTGCAGCTAGTGCTTCTGGTATTTGGAATCTTCAAGATGTCGTAGATTCAGAAACATCTGGTATCTACCCTCAACCTGATGTTCCGCCTAATGCTGCTGATATTGTTGCAAATGTAACACTTGAGGTTCTTGAAACTAAAACATTAGCAGTTACTTTCAGTGGCGCGTCTGACCCAGATGGTGATACTGTATTTGATTGGACTATTACAGAAGGTTCTGGTGCTTTATCTTTAACTCCGAGTTCTTTCACAGGTGTTAGTTCAGCAGCCACTACCTTTACAGCAGGTAATGTAAGTGCTGATACAGCTGTTGATATTACAGTTACAGTCACAGACCAGTATGGTTTATCTGCTTCTAAAGTTCTACCACTTACAATTAAAAACAACATAGCACCTGTTGCTACTGCTATAACTTCAAATCCTTCAACTATCGAATTTGCTCAAAGTTCATCTGGAAACAATGTTACCTTTACAAATGCCTCAGATAGTGAAGATGGTACTACCCTTGATTGGTCAGTATCTATTGTAGATACTACATATATTACTGGTGTTACTGCGGTTGGTGATGTCACTGATGTTTCTTCTGCTACTTTTGCATTTACTACTGGCAGTGCTGGTGGTTCAGATAGAACAGGACAGAGATTTGATGTAACGGTTACAGATTCTGTAGGTGCTACTGATACTAAACAATTTAGTATGGCTGTTAAAGCCGCAACTGCTTTAACCATTTCATCTAATGTAAATAACTACAATATTGCTTCTGCTGTTACTGGTGCTGGTGGTTCATTAAACAGTAATGTTAATTTAACTATTAATTCTGGTGTTACGGTTGGTTCGTCAACTACATCAACTGCCGCTATGCTTACTGGCACTGGCTGGGGTTCTGGCACTACAATCAATATTACTAATAACGGCTCAATTGTTGGTTCAGCGGGTACTGACGATAACGGTACTGGTGGTAGCGGTGGTTCTGGTGGACGTAGAAACGATTGGACTTACCCTAATGGTTCTGGTGGCAGTGCTGGTTCTGGTTCTGCTGGTTCTGTAAATAACGGTGGTGATGCTTTTGAACACTCACAAACCGCAGATAATAATTTAGCTGTTGTATTTGATACAACGGGTACGCGTACTGCTGGTTCTGCTGGTACAAGAACATTTTTAGGTGGTGGTGGTGGTGGCGGTGTAGGCGCACCGTCTAACCAATGTGGTACTCAATTAACTGGCGGTTGTGGTGGCGGTGGTGCGGCTAACGGTGGACGTGGTTATTCATATTGTCAAGGTGGTTCTACTGGTGGTGCTACAACAGGTGGTTCAGGTGGTGGTGGTGCTGGTTCAGGTGGTGGTTATGCTGGTAATGGTGGTACTGGTGGTGATTTAGGGGAAGCGGGTACGGCGGGTACGAATGGTTATTCAACTTGTTATGGTTGGTACACATCATCCGGAACTGGTGGTGGTGCTGGAAGCACAGGAACAGCGAATGGTTCAGCTGGTGTAGTTTTATCGGGTAATACAGGTCAAATTTCATAGGAAAAGATTATGGTCAATGCAAGAAGAATTAAGGGCAGTAAGTTCACACAAGATGATTTGTTAGAAATCGCTTATACAGGTGGGGATACTGATATTCGTATGATTAATACTATTGAAGTGGTGTCGGGTGTTGATGTTACTCACGGTGGTGGTGGTTTAGCTGGTGATTATCTACATTATAAAAAAGATTTAGATAATGATTATTCTTCATTGAGTATGTTGTTATCTCAATCCGAGCAAGGTACATCAATTATTAAGGTAGTTTCAAAAATTACAACAGGAGAACAAATAACTAATAATAAGATAAATCTTGAAGCGTGGGAAGAAAGAAGGGAAGTTGCGGCAGGATTAGAAGAAGAATTTACAGAAGAAGCCCCAACACCAGAAGTAATTACTCATAAAACTGGTGAGATTACGCTTGATTGGAACGAAGATACGTTCGTATAAGGAATTATGAATGAAAGAGAAAGTAGAACTATTAGAGCGTTCTGTTGCACGCCATGATGACCAGATTGCTAGACTATTCTCCAAGGTAGATTCGGTCAATAGTCATTTAGTTGATATTCAAAAGACCCTAGACCAGATACGATATATCGGATTAGGAATGTTGTTTTATTTTATTATTAGTGAGATTGGTTTTATTGAGGGATTGAAGGTAGTGTCGTGACTGTACCACTGTGTATAGGAGACTGTTACATTCTCTATCCTTACTTATTATGTGCGTGATATGACTATGATGAGAGATAAAAATGGTAAGTTTTTAAAGAATACAATCCTTAATAAGATTAAGTTCTTTTGTAATACTGTGATTGGTAAGTTAGAGAAATGGCTTAAATGATTTCCTTACTAACTAATATGATTCCGATTCTAGGTGGCTTCTTAATGAAGTTGTTTGCCTTGAATCAACAAGCAAAGCAAGAACAACAGACACAGATGTTGGATGCTTTTGCTGCTAGGTCTCAATCTGTACAAGAGGCTAGGGTTGCTGCTAGTAAAGAGAGTCCTATGGCTGCGGTTAATCGCAGAGTGATTATATTTGTTATACTAGGGTTAGTTGTGTTTACCCAGATAGCACCTGTATTATGGAATGTAGAAACTGTAATACCAACAGTAAGAGAAGGAATTAGTTTGTTAGGTTTTAGTGTAACCCCTGATGAAGTTGAGTATGTAACCGTTAAAGGTATGCTTAAACTAACAGAGGTCTTTGAATGGGCAACGATGATTGTCGAGTTTTACTTTGGCGCACAGCTGGCTAAAGGTAAATAACAGGAGAAAGGTATGATTGATAAATTAAAGAACTTAGATAAGAAGTGGTGGATTGTAGCGTTTTTCGTTGTAGCTATCGTAGCTAATATGCTTGGCTTTGGTGGTTAAATTCGGTACTGACGAGCATCCTGTTTATCGGTATGTTCATCACATAATGAAGAAATGAATAAGCGAGCTACATTTTACTTCCTAGTAGGTGTGTTTATAACACCATTATCTACTTATGCTTTCTTTGCAGATTGGACTAAGATGCCTATGCAGATGATGAATGGAATGACACAGCCTCAAGCTCAACAGCCTGTAGTGTGTGATTGTAGATGTAAATGAGGATATTATGTTTAAAGTATTATTAATAGCATTAACACTAACAATATCGGGATGTATGATTAATCCATTAACTATACTAGATACTATTAAAGTTATAGTAGATAAGAATGGTAAGGTATTAAATGTGGTACGAGAGCTTCCTTGATAAGTAAAGAAACTAAACTACCACTTTCTATTGTTATTGCTTTTGTAACAACGATAGCAGGTGGAATATGGACTACAGCTACATTATGGTCTGATTATAAAGCGTTACAAGACAGGGTATTAAACATTAAACCGTATGATGACACTTGGGTCAAAGCTCATACACAATACTCAACAGACCATTATTTGAGAGAGATAGCTAAGCTTCAAGTAGAAGTTAGTAACTTAAAGGACAGATTAAGTAAGTGAATAAAAAGATGAAAATGTATTATAATGTGAACAAACGGAGATTCCTATGACCTTTAGAGAACTTATTAATGAAGTCCTAATCAGGTTGAGAGAAGACACCATTGCTACCGATTGGTCGGGTAATATCAATGATAGTTCAACAGTAACTGACTATCAGAAGGTTATTGGCTCACTGATTAACGACTCAAAACGTAACGTAGAATCATATCACGACTGGTTAGTCCTTCGTGAGACTAAAGATGTTGCTACTGTATCTGGTACTAGAAACTATAATCTAAGCTCTGGACAAGAGATTAAAGTCCTTGATGTAACTAATCAAGCTACAGGTGGTAAGTTAGTACAGGTATCAAGACAGTATATTAACTCTACCTTATATCCTACTGAGAACTCAGGTGAACCTATGTACTATGCTTTCAATGGTGCAGACTCAGATAGTAACCTTAAAGTAGACTTAGAACCTAAACCTGACTCTGTACAAACTATATCATTTGATATTGTTAAGTACCAAGATGAGCTAAAGACTGCTTCTACTAAGATAAAGATTCCTAATAAACCAGTTGTACTAGGTGCTTGGGCTAGAGCTATTACAGAAAGAGGTGAAGACGGGGGTACTAATACTGGTGTCATAGCTATGGAAGTATCTGAATCTATTAATCAAGCTGTTATATTGGATAGTGGTAATGTTCAATATGAAAGTGAATGGTATATTAAATAATGGCTAATCAGCTTTCATATAAACCCTTAGATAACATTGGTATCAATGGGCTTAATACGCAAGCTAACCCAACTACGTTAGACCCTAGTTGGCTAACTAAGGCAGATAATATTGTCCTTAGAGAGTCAGGTCGTATATCTTTTAGAAAGGGATTAAAGCAGAATGTATTAGCTAACACTGATGGAACTGCTTCAGCTGCATTAAAGATAGGAGCTATTGCAGAAGTAGGTTCAACTACCTTTGCTTCTGTTGGTACTAAGATGTACACAGTAGACTTTACTACCCCTGATACACCTTGGACTTCTTCTTTCACAGCTGGTACTGCTTCAGACTGGCAGTTTGTAAACTTTAATACTGGTTTGTATGGTTTCCAAACAGGTAATCCTCCTATTAAGTACACTTCTAATACATGGGCAGTAATGACAACTAAGCCAGCAGGTGTGACTACGTTCGACCCTAGCTGTGGAATGGGCTACTATGGTAGAAACTGGGTAGGTGGTATCTCAGAAGAGAAAGATGTGATGTATTACTCAGATACCTTACAAGGTGATGATTGGACTACACACACTGTTGGTTCTATTGATTTGAAGACTGTATGGGGTACTGATGAGATTATAGCTATTGCCCCTTTCTATGGTAAGTTAGTTATCTTCGGTAAGAATAACATTGTTATCTATAATAACCCTGATGACCCAACTAATATGGCATTAGATGAAGTTATTAGAGGTGTTGGTTGTGCCTCTAGAGACTCGGTACAAGCTGTTGCTGATGACTTATTGTTCTTATCTAACACAGGGCTTAGGTCTTTAGCTAGAACTACTGAGAAAGATAAAGTCCCTTTAACTGACTTCTCTGTAAACATTAAAGATACTTTGATTAGAAACATAGCTCAAAGCTCTAATGTTAAATCTACTTATGTAGAGAGTGAAGGTGTTTATGTTATGTCCTTTGTTGACCTTAACATTACTTATATCTTTGATTTGAAACACGTTACACCTACTCAGTCACCTAGAGTAACTACTTGGTCATTTGATTCAGATAGAGAACCTTCTTGTTTAGCTTATACAGAATCTAAAGGTTTCTTACTAGGACAACAGAAAGGTTCTATTGCTACCTATGAAGGTTACTTTGATAAGGATTACTCAGGTAGTTCTGTTTATACTTCACATTCTTATACTGGTACGTTTAGTACAATTTGGATTGACTTAGGTAATTCAGTCATGGCTTCCCTATTAAAGAAGATGAAAGCTATTATTAATGGCGGTGCGGGTACTAACGTAGGTGTTAAGTGGTATAAAGACTTTAGTCAGACACCTAGTAAAACTCAATCCTTTCAGTTAAATCCTACTTCTTCTGGAGCTGTAGCTTTATTCGGAGCTTCTACTTCATTATATGGAGCTTCTAAATATACTCCTATCTATGGATTAAAGGAATACAATATCCCATTAACAGGTAGTGCTAAACATTTACAAATTGAAATGGCTGCTGAAACAAACGGTTACGTAGCTTCATTACAAGATATGACATTATTATATAAACAAGGAAAAATACGATGAGTAACTATACTATATCAGTAAACTGGAGCGGTAAGGATGCTTTATCGGATTCAGACCCAGCCAAGGTAATCTCTGGCTCAGACTTTAACACAGAGTTTTCAGCTGTACAGACAGCAGTTAACACTAAAGCTAATGTAGATGGTTCAGCTACTGAGGCTTTCTCAACATCTACTGCAGCTTCTAGTTCTAATACAACAGTAGCTGCTAGTACCGCTTATGTAACTAGAGCTGTCAATGCTGTTGATTTAACAACTGTGTACCCTGTAGGTTCTGTTTATATGAACGCTACAAGTAGTACAAACCCTGCTACTTTATTAGGAATG